GGTGGCGAACAGGGGCGAGATTTCGATCGTGATCACGGGTTTTCCATCCTCGTCAACCGGCACGGGGACGCCGGCGGCATGCATCCACCGCACGAACAGCTTTTGCTGGTCGTCGCGCTTAGCGCATTCCATATCATAACGGAGATTCACCATGTCAACTAGATCGTATAATCGTATGACCGTTTGCCCGCCTATTGGCGAGGACGTTTGTACTACAACGAAAAAGTCAACAGGAGTTGTCACTACGACAACTGCAGTCACGGGTATGCTAACTACTGCATATCCCACGCTTGGTGAGTCTGCTACTATTATTGACACGGACGGTCCAAAAACCGTCCCTATTATGGTCAATGGTATTATGATAGAGATTCCATCCTTTAAAGCTTGCACACACACTAAAACCACTCGTTCCGTTAAGGAAGGCACTGGTTTTCATGTTGAGTGCGAGAACTCAGCTAGCAAGTATAGTTTAACGAAGCTCGGTTCGCCGGGCTATGGTACCGATTGGGTATCATATTATTCGTTAAAATCCCTTGTATCACGTGGTCTATGTTTAGACCCCACTGATGTTTGGAATTCGTTTAGTAGTATCGCCTCTGCTTTTGCGAAGCAATCACTACTTGATGACTCAAGTTTGCTGGGCTTTCAAGGATCGTTTAACGTGCTTTCCTTTATTGGAGAGCTACGTGACGTAAAACATTTGCCCGATCTTGTAACCAAATGGCATAAATCAACACACGATGTGTCTGATAAATTCCTTGGCTATAATTTCGGCTTCGTACCTTTTGCCAGTGATATTAAAAACATCGCTGATCGCGTCGTTGACACCGGTCCACACATTGATAAGTGGAATTCGATGGCAGCGAACGGAAAGGTACTAAACACCCATCGTCTCTACCATATTGATGGCAGAGGCGTTAATGTCGGTACTGAGAAGAAGCCCATTTGGGAAACCAAAGCTTCCTATCAGCACGGTGGAGGTACTTGTTCTTATCCTTGTACAGGACGGATCAATTACTTCCTGGCGAACCATGTGGTTCGTCAAACCTTTAAGGCTGTGGTTCACGTGTACTTTGTACCCATGAATATACCAGACACTGAGATTGGCGCTCTAAAGCGCGCAATCTGGGGTGTTGATAAACCTTTGACTGCGGCGTGGAATCTAATTCCTTTTTCTTTTGTTGTAGATTGGTTCGTCAATATTGGCGACCTTATACAGCAATTTGAAGCGTCACAGCCACACCTCAAGTTTCGACTTGTATCAGCTGGCTGTAGCTTAAAAGTTACAACCGAGCATACTATGTTTTGGGGGCTAAGTCAAATTGATGATAGTCTAGGTACATGTACCACGACCACCGTCAATTACTTTCGCACCCCTTTAGATCCTAAGTCTTTGTTAGCGGCGGATAAATATTATTCATCGCTGAACTTTAAACTTTTAGACCAGAATCAGGCTGTGCTTGGTTCTGCGCTCATGCATCAACTTTTACGTTGAGCGAGACGCCACCTTATAAGGATTTCCTATGTTTGCATCAGATTTAACCGTCGGTACCCGTACTTACTCTCTTCGATCTCAACGTATGTCGAGTTCATTAAGAGGAGACGCAACGCGTACCGTCAGTAACCCACGTCTTCTAACTATCTCTCATGAGACAGCTAAGAATGGCAAGGTTTCATCAGTAATGATGATTGATGATACAGCGGTGGTAACGAACGGGACCTCTGTTGTTAATGACACTATTCGTGTCATGGTGAAGCTACAATACAACCCTTTGGTTGGTCGTACTGACATCACAACAACTATCATGGCAGCGATTGATGAACTTCAAGCGCTACTGGTAGAAGCAAATGTCACCAAACTCCTTAACAAAGAGTCTTGATGATATTCCCGACGAACGTACACTCTACTGCTTTGTGGTAGCAGTGTATGTGTTTCTGTGCAGCATAGTTATCGTATGGTGGCTTGGAAGGTGGTATAAACATGACTCCTTTAAAGAGCCTACTCGACCTGTGGTCGAGACTCGCGTATACGTTTCCAGAGACAAACCCAATGACGTTGGTGAAAGCAGAACGCTACACCACATCGCACGGTCTACAGTTTCTTACCCATTTGCTGCCCCAACTTGGGAAAGCAGTGGACAGGTCACTGACCTCAGGGATCCTCCACCTCTCATCCGGTACATTCCGCAGGAAGAAGGGCAGTGAACTGCCTATCTTTATGCATGAGTGGTTTACACTCTTGTACACTGATGATGGGATACTTAGGCCCTTTGCGGACCCTACAATTATACGTAAGTTGCGCACTCTTCTCTTCTTATTCTATAAGTATGAAACTCCGTTTACGGAAGATCAACTCATAGAAGCAGAGAAGAAGTTCTTCGAGACGGATGATGCAGTTATTAATTGCATAACCGAGGCTCATACTACTATAAGTAGTGTATTTATGAGTCTACTTCCCGATGATCCGTTTGATATCGTTCCACGACATTCATCCGGTGCTACAACTGACGGTTTTGATAACGTCGATAAAAGAAATATAGTCAGATATATACCGAGTTTACACTCTGTCTACAATCTTGGCTACTTTTATAATACGCGTTCGCTTATGCGTTTGCATATTAATGACATTATCAAGCATGGTGTATGTGAACCATCTATGACGGTCACATTTGTACCTAAAGACTCACGCGGTCCCCGTACTATCTGTATGGAACCTCACGAGCGTATGTACATACAACGAGGTTTAATGGACGCTATTTACGAACACTGTGAGAAATTCTCGCAATATCGTGGTCGCGTCAATTTCACGGACCAGACCATCAATCAAAGATTGGCTCAAAAAGCTTCTCTTGATGGTACTTATGCAACTCTCGACTTGAAAGATGCATCTGATCTGGTTTCGTGGGAATTAATCCAATCTCTTGTAACACCTGAGTGGCTTGCAGTGCTTACAGCACTACGCACACCCACCGTCCGCGTCACACGTTCTGGTAATCCTATTAAGATCAATAAGTTCGCACCAATGGGTTCAGCTCTATGCTTTCCCATTGAGGCAGTACTATTTTTCTCGATAGCTTCACTGGTAACCGATGACGTTTACGTATATGGTGACGACATCATAGTCCCCCGACATGCGGCTCTTGAAGTAATTGAGCTTCTTGAGTTTTATGGCCTTAAAATCAATACTGATAAATCATTATTGACAGGTTATTTCCGCGAATCGTGTGGCCTTGATGCATATAGAGGACACATCGTATCCCCTATACGCTATCGTCGCGATGACTACGCTTCTGTCGTGGCTTTTGCGAATAATATCCGCATAGCCTTTGGTGATAAGCACGGTGAGGCAGTTATTAAGTGGTATGAGTCTCTCAACCACGATATAGTACCTCGAACTGGAATCATAGACCACGATGCGAATTTCATTTCGTATAATGGAGGCTTTAACAACCTACACATGTTTCGTCGGCGTTACAACGCTGACTTGCAGTGCTATGAATACCGTGTGCTTACTACGACAGTCCGTCGAAAGGATAAGACTCCTATAGATGAACGTGCGTATCATGACTGGATGTTTTCCAGTAA